TCTAATGATGCTACGGGCGCCGTCATGGAATATTTCTAAGTCAGCGCCAGCACCGTAAGTAGCTTTGACGTTATCACCATGCAGCGTATCGCCTGTCATAGTGCCACCAGCTTTAGGTAAGGCAGCGTCTGCTGTAACCTTAGTCGCCGCAGAGATGGCGTAGGATTGTACATCCTGGCCTATGATAAGGTGGAAGTTACCGTTTGAATGAATCTCAGTAGGGGCTGCACTCCAGGTACCTGCGGTTGAGCCTGTAGTGATCTTAACTCGGCCTAGAATCCGCACACTAACGTTAGTTCGTGCAGTAGTAGAGTATAGAACCGTAGCTGAATCAGCCGTTGCAGAGATTGCAGTGGTAGAGTGTAACGAACCTTCGTCAAGCAAGGAGGCGGAAACCGCAACTTCTACTGTGCTTGAGTTATTGATAGCGTAGACATATAGGTGATCGGTTGCAGAGTTTGCAAAGCCTAGTGTAGCGCCCTGGGGAGCTACAACGCTTAAAGCACTTGTCGCAGAAATGACAGTACGAGTACCCGTAGCCGCAGTAGAGTTTCGGAAAGAAATCTCAACCCCGGTAGACGAGGTAGCATCTATGCCTGCACTTGTCTTTAGGGCCAGAGTTAGTGCGTTAGACGCAACAGAGGCAGCGACACTGCGGATACTTACCTCACCTTGTAATGCTTCAATGTCGGAAACACTTTGTGTGAAGTTATCACGGACAGACTGAGTCGTTGCCGTACCGGTTGTTGGTTTTGTTACATCAATCTGAGAACTCATAGTCCTTCCCTATATAAGTTTGTGGCCCCGAAGATAAGAGCAGGGAGAGAGAACCCCCGAGGCCACAAAAACATTTACATCATGTAGCCTGCTAATCCAGCCATAATGGTACTAATAAAAATGGCTAATGCAAAGGGCCATCTCAAGTTAATATCGTCTTCTTCTCTCACTCCTAGAATACAGGAGATAAGAAGAAGGTTAGGTTCCGCGAGGTCAAAGTTATTTGGCCCTCGAACTCTGTCAACACTAATGCAGGTCTATTACCTACAGTAATAATCTGCGGATGATCTACATCAGCAGCGTATGTGGTCAATTCTAACGCATCTACCGACACGTTAGTAGTGCGGGTTACGTTAGCCGTAAGTTCGCTTAATGTCAGGGCTGCGGTAGTCGTATCTATCGCTGGCCTAATAACAGCAGCGTCATTGGCTGCAAGCGTTAATACCGCTAGACTAATGTCAATTGCGGGCCTAGTGATAGATGCAGTAAACTCGCTTAATGTTAACGCAGCGGTTGTAGCAGCTATCGGTGGCCGTATGACTGAAGCCCCGAAAGTAGATAACGTAAGGTTAACTACTGTTCCGTCTATCCGTCTATGCGGATCCCATAACGTGCTTCCAGAATCCCAAGTGGTCGAACCACTATCCCAGACGGTACTAGAGATAATGGTCATATCAGGTTACGCCAAAGTAAAGATGCCCGAAGCGTTAAACGCTACGGTAATGTCACCATCAACCAAACTGATTGCACTTGTACCATTACCGGTCATATCAATAAAGCCAATGGCTTGCTTGCCTGACGCGGTAGCGTTATATAAGATGGCCGTCTTAACCGTAGCTGGGCCTGACGCGTGTTGTGTCCAGGTTGCTGGGTTATCCGCGTCAAAGGTTACCGTACCGGAAGATTCAGTCACAGCGTTATTCGCTGTTGCATTGCCGCCCGAGGTGTAGTTTGTACCTGAGACTTCACTTGAGCTTAGGTTTGTGCCACCGCCTGCACCCCAACGAGGGTCAGAAGTAGTCGCTGAAATTGTAGGCGTACCGCCCACTTGAAGCGTAGTGAACGCTAACTTCAGAGAATCAGTTTCAAGATTATGGACTTTTTCAGCCATATCTTCTTTAAACTTATTAAATAATGCAAATGTACCTTGGGCCATAGCCTGCCACCTTAACTAAAATTATGTGAGATATTTCCATAGTAATTCGTACCATCAAAGTAGAAGCCTACAATGTCTACGGAATTACCACCTGTACTTAAACTCGGCACCACGCCTTGTACCCATTTAACAGAACTCGGCCATGTAAGGACTCGACTTCCTGTTGAATCTTGAACTACTTTAAACAGTAGGCTTGTGGGCCCACCAGGGTTAGTAAAAGTTACTGCGCTGGATTCGCTTAATGTAATACTTTGCTTATTCTTCTTTGTCCAATCTATAGCTAAGGTTGTATTAGCTAATTCAACATCAAAGAATAAGGACTCTGTGATCTTAATATCGGTAACGGCTTCATTACCACTTCCTGTAAAGAATCCCATATTTACGTCCTAGAAGCAAAGTTATTACCGCCCCATTCTACCATATCGGCAGAACGCTGGATAACGGCTAATGCACCTGCAAACTTTCGCTCCCATACAGATTCCATATCTGGGTCTTTTAAATAGATAGCGGCTTCTGCCAACGCACCGAAAAGAATAAGGTCAGGAGATTGATCTGTTAAATAATTCGTTTGGTTATTGTCCGACAGGGCCGCTAATTGTTTGTAGTAGTATAGCTTAATAGTATACTCAGCATCAGGGAAAGGCGCTACAATAATTTCTTGGGCTATACGAGCCCAATCACCGGGCACCGAAGAACCCTTGTTATTCACGTTAGCATTGGCTTGAACTTCGCCGTAAGGTCTACGGGTAAGTTGTATGGTCTTAGAATTTCCTTCAAGAATTAGATCTCGCGCTTCAAGGAAGTCGCTAGGAATATTCGCCTTGCCGGTGGTGGTACTAATATTAAGTGAAGTCGTAACTTCTAAAGACGGTACACGCAGTACGCGGTAGATACGGGCCTCGGCTAATCGGATAAAATCTGGGATAGTATCCGCAAGATCTTCTCTGTTTACCCATGTGGCTATCGCAGCTTTTAGGTCAGCGTAGTTGCTTAGTGACATTATAGATACCGTCCTTCAAGTGTTCGTAGATAAGCATAATCTGGATCATGTAGCTTACGCATTAGTCGCTTATGGTGGTCGTCATTAAAGACGTCCAAACCTTCTTCTCGCAACCATTTTTCAATTAAAACCAGGGGTATAGAGGCCATCTTGCGCATCGGCGCTTTTTTGTTAATGGTTCCTGCTAATATCTCTGCCTTGTTTTTCTCTAAGTAGGGGGATACATCTTGTACGGTTTCTATGGTCATACGATCTTCAGATTCATCGTAATGCCCTACATACCTTACATCTCCGTTACTGTCGAGTTCACGTTTGTTCTTTTCCATCTTCTCTCCAAACATAAAAAAGGGGGTAGGCGATTAAGCCTACCCCAAACCACTATGAAGTAGTTAAGTCAGCGACCAAGCCAGAGGCTTTTTCGTTGTTACAACGTAGAGTGTATTCCACAATCATCGCTTTCTTCTCAGAGTCGCCTGTTCGAGCAAGGTCGATCTGGTGGAAAGGACGTAGGAAGTCAATACCCCACATATCCATCTGCAATGCGTAAGCAGTACGCGAACGACTGAAACGGTTAGGAACCACTTTCAAAGTATGGAAATCACCAACGTAAATGTCTACACTGTTGATTACTTTTAGGCTTTCGTTCCTAGCGTTAACGTCTGTTGCGTTACCAGTAAAGGCAGATACAGCACCTTTGTTGAATGCGCCAACCATAAGCGTACCAGGGTTACCGCCTTGAGCGTAAGCACTAGACAATACAGAAGTCAACATGGCTTCAGTAAAGGCACGTTGAGTACCGTCTGTACGAGCGTCAGAGCCGTCACCAGTTGGTGAAGCACCACCAGAACCAAAGCTATCGTTAGCTGCAATCCAAGACTCAACAGAACCAAGTTCTGCGGCAGTAGTAGAGTTGCCTGTAACTTTAGCGTTGTTCACACCGATCAAGGCGTTTTCCATATCACGCTTCAATTCTTTAGAACGCTTGGCCATCTGGTAGGCCATTTCACGCTTACGACCAGCACGGTCAACTGCTTCCAAAGTACCAGCAATAGTAACTGCCTTGCTAGAGATCTGGGTGCGGTTGTTGATACGAGATGTTGCTGTAACAGCACCACCAGAAATATCATTACCGGAGATTTGTGCGTTAGAAGCTACAGCGGTCAAATCATCTGTTTGCCATTCGTGTAGAGTGTTGCTTGCTGAACCCTTCTTAATACCATTCATAAATGGTGTTTCAGTAGGAGCGATGTTGAAGATCATATCTGAAAGATCTTCTCTGTTGCCGACCGAATCATATTGATCGAACGTATTTGCTGGTTGTGCCATGATAATTACCTTCTAGGTTTAGTTTATGTTAAATCATATCCATAAATGCTGCTGCCGCATCATCGACAGAGCCGGACTTCCTGGCACGGGAACGAAGATCAGAAGATCGTTTAGATTCTTTTTGAGATGTGGATGTTGGCGTACCACCTCTTGCTACCCTGCGCACGGCTTTGGCTTTCTTCTTAGACACTAGATCC